TACTAGGTGCTGGTGATGCAATTCAAATGAAAGCAGATGCTACAAGTAAACTAGAAGCTACTGTAAGCTACTTATCACAAACATAACGGAGTAGATGATGTCAGCGTTTCTAACGGGCAACATAACAAACGTAAAAGCATCGCAAATAATTGACGGCGCTATAACGACGGCAAAGATTGCGGACTCAGCCGTGACATCTGTTAAGACATCAGGCTTGCCAGTGGATAAAGATATTCGCGCACTGGCTTTGGAAGTTGCAGACCTTCGAGGCATTGCGTTGAATTTTCCAAACGGTCAAGCTGATGCTTTTGACAGTGACACCTTAGCGACCAAAACGAACGCAACGTATGATGCTAGTTCTGACTATTACCACAATCCCGGCACAGGATATACGGATAGCTTTATTACGCCTAGTCTGACGTATACTGCTGGATCAGGTGCTGTTACCAATCTTGCAAATTTAGCCGATGGCAACACCGGAACTGAAGCTGGTTTGACCGTACCACTTCCAGCCGGGTCTGTGTTTTTCACGGTTGATGTTGGCAGTGGCGTGACAAAAACTGCAACCAAGATGTCCATACATTGGATGAATCATGCTGACATTGCTAACTACATATTGGGCGTGAAGGTCGAAGGCTCCAACAACAATTCTGACTTTACGTCATTAATTGATGAAAGTACTGGAGCTACCGGCAACGCAACCAAGGATTATACTTGGTCAAATACGACTGCTTACAGGTATTACAAAATTACTGTTAAATCTAAGAATACCGCAAGTGGTGGTGCTAACGGCAACATCATCGAACTCGACATGTTTGAAACGAATACCACGCAGAACATGACGCTAATCAACAATGCGCTGACCGCATCTTCTGCACCGTCAAAAGGTTTCATCACTGTACAGGCCGACCCTGTAGATTCGGTGACGGTAAATACCGACATTAAGGCCGAAATTTCTCGAAATGGGGGATCAAATTATACAGAAGTGACCCTAGCTGAAGGCTCGACCAACTCTAACTTTATTAACTACGAAGGTTCTGTTGACATCAGTGGACAGCCCTCTGGCACGTCGATGAAGTACAGAGTTACGACTTTGAACACTAAAGAAATTCGCGTGTCAGGCGTGGTATTAAGGTGGGCGTAATATGAGTAACTTTTTAAACTTTGCTGGCAACTCTGGCGTAACTTTTAAAAACCACGGTACAGGTGGTGGTACAAGTTTTACGTTAGATAAAGCAGCTTCAACCAATTCAGTGTTACTGAGTATTGGAGGAATTATCCAAAAACCCTCTACGGATTACTCTGTTTCAGGTACAACCATTACAACAACATCCAGCGTTACATCAGGTGTAGAAGTCTTTAGCCTGATTATCCACGATGCTGGCAATGCCCCTGTCATAGAAGATAATAGCATAGTCACGGCTAAGATAGCTGACAACCAAGTTACAGGTGCAAAAATTGCAATGGGGTCTGACGCTGCTGGTGACATTCTTTATTACAACGGCACTGACTATGTTCGATTAGCTAAAGGGTCAGCTTTACAACAACTAAGAATTAACAGCGGTGCAACTGCCCCTGAATGGGCGACTATAGCAAGTGGTGGCTTTTCGTTTGTAGACAGCACAAACGTCACAGCCGTTTCTGATATTAGTTTTACAGATTTGGCAGATGGATACGACTATATGATCCAGCTTGAGAATGTTGATATTGCATCAGATAGCCAAGGCATTTATTTTCAACTCGGCGTTGCTGGGCCAACCTATCGCACAAGCGGGTATTTAATGAGTGTGGCAGGAATCCGTGGCACAGGAACTTATCACAACCAAGAAACTAATTTTGGAGTGATGTTAGCGACAGGTGAAGGAACAGGCTCTAACGAACACCTGTACTTCTCGCAAACAATGCTTCTTAACCCCGCGAACGCAGCAACAAAGACGACCACGTTTGGTCAGAACATTTATTACAATTACCAACCGTTGAATTGTGGTGAATTTACTGGTGGTCGGTATGACACTGCTGAGGCTAATACTTGCATAAAAATTTATCCCGGAAGCGGAAACTTTTCAAGTGGTGGAACTATTAGACGTTACCGACGTGCAAGGTCGTAGGAGCAATTAAGATGGCAAGAGAAGACTATAAGTCGAAGATGGTCGACGGCGTGTTGGTTGATTTGAGTGATGCCGAAATTGATGCATGCGTTGCTGCTGAAAACGCATGGGAAGCTGGTGCATCTGAACGCGCAATAAAACAAAAAATTTTGGAACTTGAAGTTGAAATTACACCTCGTCGTATTCGTGAGGCAATCCTCGGTACTGATAGTGATTGGCTAAAAAACAAAGAAGCAGAGATTGCTACAGAACGGAGTAAGTTATAATGGCACAGACAACATTAGACCAGCGTATGCTTGGTGTAGGTACAGCCCTAACGGACCACACAATTACTGCTTCGGATGTCGTTACTTTTGCCGACGTAGGAGATAGTAATTTAACTAAAAGGGATACTGTACAAGGTATTCTTGATTTAACCAGTGGTACTTACGATCTTCACTCACAAGGAAGCTACTCTTCAGCAACACAGGCTTTTGTGGCGTTCACAAATCTGACCCACGACTTCTATATCCTTCACCTTTGGAATGTGCAGATCAGCGCGGCTGGGGCGTTGATGATTGCGATCAGCTACGATAACGGATCAAACTATTCAAACGATAGCGGTGCGGCAACGGCACTCACCAATGACTGGTATTCCACAAACCATGTGACAAGGAACAATAACACTTATGCCACGGAGGGACGCCATGGCACCACCACTGGCGAAACTGAAATCACGGGATACAGCACTGACTTCAGGCCAGCCGTGCCGTCCAACCTTTTCGGGACGATGACCATTGATCGGCACAAAGATGGTGAGGCACAGCCAGGGGGTATGCACGATTGGAGCTACCACAACGCTGGTTATGCACCTGTGCGTTGTAACGGAGCGTGGTTTCACACTGCAAGCGGTGGAACTCAGGGTGATGTAGACGCTTTCAAAATTTATCCTACGACAGGCCATTTCACTGACATTCATTTTAAATTATACGGAACCAACGTGGTTTAGGGGTGCGCTATGGCTACAAAAATTGTTAACGGAAAAGAGTTCCCCCTTACGGATGCTGAAGAGAAAGCGCTGCTTGATCGAAAGGCTAAGAGTGAGGCCAATGAAAGTAATCTTTGTTTGGAGTCAATTAGAAGAGAGCGGAACAAGCGGTTGCAGGAAACGGATTACTTTGCTCTTAATGATGTAACGCTTACTGACTCGATGAAGTCGTATCGCGCTACCTTGCGTGATCTTCCAGCTAATATCTCTGATTCGGTGGCTTTTCAAACGCAATGGAATGAATTTGAACAAGGCAAAGCTGGCGTGTCTGACCCTTGGCCGAATAAACCATAACTGTAAAGATGGTACACTATGGACCCAATTACTATAGCTGCTGCTATTACTGCTACCAAAACTCTAGTAAAATCTGCTAAAGGTGTTCAAGAGATTGCTCATGGATTAGATGGGTTATTTCAAGCAAAAGAACAACATGAAAAAAATAAAGACAACAAAGCTGGTAGCTCAATCGGCAGAAAAAACAAAAGTATACTACAAAAACGTGCTGCTGATGATGGCTCAGAAACCTCTATGTCGTCTGCGGCAGCAGCGGTAATTGAGCAAAAACAATTAGAACAACAACTTAATGATTTAAAGGATGAGATAAATCGGAAGTGGCCTACAAAGGTAGGAGAAAAAACTACTTGGAATCTTATACTTGAAGAACGTGAGAAACGAATTGCTGATAAAAAGAAACGTGAGAAGCAAGAAAAGATAGAAGCAGAAGAACGTGCTAGACATAGAAAAGCTATTTTGTTTGAAGTTGGTAAGGGTTTAGCTGTTATAGCAATTGCTGGTGGAATTGGTTGGTTTCTTTATTGGGCAGCAACATCAGGACCAGCGGTAAGCTAACATGGAATTTGGTATTAGAGAACTTGTACAATTTGGTACACTTTTAGCTTCATTAGCTGGAGCATTTGCTGTAGTAAAATCTCAATTGTCTAGAGTTATTCAAGACATTGCTGAAATGGAAAAAGTTTTAAATGATATTAATACTCGTATAGACCAAGCTGATGCAGACAGGGCTGTAATTAAACATCAGAATAAAGTGTTTTCTAATATACTATCTCCTGCTAAACTTGAAGCACAACATAGGGAAATATCTGAATTAAGAACTGAAATGAGAGTTGTACATAAAAATTTAGATGCACTAGCTCATATGCATAATGGTAAACATCCAAATGTAAACAATTCTTAAATGGTTAGTTTACTATACTCATACGCAATAGAAACTGTTCCACTTCAACTTAAACAAAGGAGATTAAAATGCCCGGTAAAAATGGTAAGATGGATAAAAAGAAAGGTTATTCTAAGACTGGTAAAATGGTAGCTAAAAAGAAAGATAAAAAGAAAAAGCCAATGCGGCGTGGCTATGCATAATGGCTATTACTCGTGCTGGTGAAACTTTTTCAGGATACAATAAACCTAAACGATCACGTAAAGGTGGTAAAAAGTTTGCGGTATTAGCTAAACAAGGTGATACTGTAAAACTAATTCGTTTTGGTGATGCTAATATGAGTATTAAAAAGAACAATCCTAAACGTAGAAAAAGTTTTAGAGCGCGACATAAATGTGACACAAACAAACCTAGTAAACTAACTGCACGTTATTGGAGTTGTAAAAAATGGTAAACAAAGACTACCAAACTAAAGAAAATCTAGGTGTGTGTTCTCGTTGTGGTAAAACAGGATGTAAGTGTGATCCTGAAACTTGTAAGTGTGAACCTGTACCTCAAAAAGATTTAGTACAGGACTTTGAGGAGTAGACCTAATGCCTAAGTTAACGTTATTAGATATGACTCAACGTATTTTAAGTTCAATGGATGCGGATACAGTCAACAGTTTTTCTGATACAATTGAATCAGAACAAGTTGCTTATGTTATTCGGGATGTTTACTATGATTTAATTAATAATATTGAAGTTCCTGAACATCGTAAATTAATTACGTTAACTGCATTAGGCTCAACTGCTACTCCTACTCATATGCAAATTCCTGATGGTATTAGACGTATTGAAGAAGTACGATATAATACTGTAAAGTCTGGTGATACAGCTAAAGATTATAATCGTATTACTTGGATGGAACCAGAAGATTTCTTACAACTTTCTTTATCTAGAAACTCAACAGATTCTACTATTGTTACAGTAGCTGTAGATGGTGGAGAAGTTTTAATATCAAACAATAAAGCTCCTGATTATTATACTACATTTGATGATAGCTTTTTAATTTTTGATTCATATGATAGTGCAGTAGATAGTACGTTACAGTCTAGTAAGTTTATCGTATGGGCAATACAAGAGCCATCGTTTACAATGTCAGATACTTTTGTACCTGATTTAGACGTTGATTTATTTCCTTGGTTGTTAAACGAAGCCAAGTCTGTAGCTCATGTTGAGATTAATCAAAGAGCTAATCCTAAAGCAGAGCAAGTATCTCTTAGGCAAAAAATTAGATGGCAATCAGATCGACATAATATTGCCGCATCACAAAGTAACTACTACGGAAGGGTAGATTATGGAAGAACGAGTCGTAGACGGTCTTAATTGGAAGACTCAAAATAAAAATCTTATTGTTGTAAATAGAAATCCTTATGGCTTTATGCATTTTATGTTTAAAGAAGGTGGAACTATTCCTAATGAATTGAGTGGAAGCTATACTAATATAACTGATGTTCAAAAAGCTGGAGATGCGTACATAAAAAAACACCCACGTACTCATAATGCGGATAAAGAACGCCCAGTATTGCAGACTAAGAAGCGGATTCCTAAAAAGAAAGTGGATACGTCAACCGTATTTGAAAATAAAGAAGTGTCTTAAGAGGGTTAAATGCCTAAAAACGATAGCTTAAAGGTATACAATACGTTTGTAGGTGGCCTTGTTACAGAGGCTACCCCTTTAACGTTTCCTGAAAATGCTGTACAAGATGCGGTTAACTGTATCTTTGATAAAAAAGGTGACATTCGTAGGCGATTAGGTATTAACTATGAAAGCAGCTACAGCATTACTAATAAAAATGTTGCAGAAAGTGTATGGCAGACACAAGCTGTAGGATGTTTTCAATGGGATGAGGTTGCCGGTGACGGTAACAGACACTTCTTGGTAGCTCAAGTAGGACCAACCTTGTACTATTTTGATATTAATAGCCAACCTGTGTCTGGAAATCTTAAATCATTCACTACTGACTTATCAAGTTTTGCTGCACCGGGAATTACTGATGTAGGTACAGAGCTTGTAGACATTTCGTTTGGTAAAGGCTTCTTATTTGTTGCATCTAAAAAAATTAAACCGTTTTATGTAACGTATAATGTTAGCGGTGACTCCATAACTAACACTGAAATTGCTTTGGAAATACGAGACTTCGATGGTGTAGAAGATACTCTAGCTATTGATGAAGAACCAACAAGTTTATCTACACTTCACCACTATAACTTACGTAATCAAGGGTGGGTATCACCAGGTGGGAGTGTAGCTGATCCAATTACTACGTATTATTCAAGTCAATCTAAATATCCGGGTAATAATAAACAGTGGTGGGCTGCAAAAGATACTAATGATGATTTTGATCCAGCAGAATTAACTAAAATATTCTTTGGTAACACTCGTGCGCCACGAGGACACTACATTATAGACCCATTTAATAAAGATAGAGATACAGTATCAGGACTATCTGGTATTCCAACAGAAACTTTTACTACTCGTCCTCAAACAACAGCGTTTTATGCTGGTCGTTCATGGTATGGTGGCCCACCAGAGTCTACTATTTCAGGTCATATTTTCTTTAGCCAAATTATTGAGGATGAATCAAACATCCATCGTTGTTATCAAGAAGCTGACCCAACATCAGAGGAAATTAGCGATCTAGTAGACACAGATGGTGGTGTTGTTGTTATACCTGATGCTGGTAACGTCCTAGCTTTACGTGTAACAGGGGAATCTTTGTTAGTATTTGCTGATAATGGGTTGTGGGAAATTAGTGGTACAGGAAGTAGCACGTTTGTTCCTACTGATTACAGTGTATCTAAAGTAAGTACGGTTGGTATTGTAGGTAAACGTACAATTGTAGACGTTGAAGGTACTCCTATTTGGTGGAGTGATAGAGGAATCTACAGCATTGGTCGTAACCAAGTTACTGACCGTATTGAAGCACAATCTTTAACTAAACAAACTATACAAACGTACTACGATAGCACAATTCCTTCTGTATCTAAAGTTTATGCTCAAGGATCGTATGATTCTGTAACTGGTAGGGTTACATGGGGATGGAACTCAGGAGGTAATGACACTAACTATCGATTTAAATTTAACAGAGCATTAGTATTTGATTCTAATATTGGTGGGTTTTATCCTTGGTCGTTTGGAGAGCTTGCTAGTAACTCACCATATGTATTTGGTATTTTTACACTACCTAGTGTTGGTAACGTTAAAGAAACTGACACGGTTATCCAAGCTTCTAGTGGACAAACAGTTGTACGTGCATCAGATGGTGAAGTAGTGGTTGCTGATGTAGAAGTTTTACGAGGTGGGTCTACAACAACTGGTTTTATTATTGCAGAACCTGGTACTAACGAAAGTGAAATTACTTTTGCACAGTTAAACGATGATAGCTTTGTAGATTGGAAAGCTAAAGATAGTACAGGTGTAAACTTTACTAGCTCTTTTGAAACTGGATACCTTCTAGAAGGCAATGTAACGAACCGTAGACAAGCTCCTCATATCTTTGTATACTCTAAACGTACCGAAACAGGATACATAGCTAGTGGCGATTCTTACGTACTAGAGAACCCCTCTAGTTGCTATATGCAAGCGCGATGGGACTTTTCTGATCATAGTAACTCATCTAAGTTTGGACGTAGACAACAAGTATATCGTATTTTAAAAGATTATGATAAAACTCCAACTTCACTAGATTTTAATACTGGCTTTCCAGTAACAGTTACACGTAATAAAGTACGTGGAAGTGGTAAATCTCTGCACCTTTTCTTTGATTCAGAAGATGGGAAAGACTTTGACATCCACGGTTGGGCTGTTCATTACTCAGATAACGCAGGAATGTAGATATGTTTGGTAGTATACTTGGTTGGATAGGAATTGGCCTTGGAGCTATAGGAGCAATAGGGAGTTTTCTTGCTGCTTCTGATAGGTCTGACGCTTTAGATGCTGCTGCTGAACAAAGAAATCGTGCTAAAGAAATTGAAGACAGGAAAAATAAAATTAAAGCACGAAGAGAGCGTATGAAATTAATTCGTGAAGCGCGTATTAAACGTGCTGCCGCAGTAGCAAATGCTACAGCACAAGGTGCAGTTGGTTCTGTTCGTGGAGGGTTTGGTAGTATTATTAGTCAGTCTAATTCTGGATTAGGGCATTTAAACCAAATGATGTCATTAACAGATCAACAAAATATTTTCTTTAATAGGTCTGCACAATTTTCTTTACAAGCAAGAAAAGCTGGTGAAAGAGCTAACTTGTTTGGTGCTGCTAGTAAGTTTGGTGGTACAATTTTTAGTAATCGAAATGATATAGCGAGTCTTTTCTAAATGTTAGAAAATATTGTAAAGTTATACGATGAAACTCCTGAAGAAATAGAACCGTTTATTGATTTTACAGACGGGCAGACATCTATTCCTATACCAGATGCAGAGTTAACAGCAAGTATTGCTACGTTAGCTGCTAAAAATCTATCCCAATTAACTCCAGAAGAATTAAAAATTAAACATGGGCAGTACTACGACCTTGCATTGCAACGTGAAGAAGATACTATTCGTAGTGAACTTGTTAATTTAAAGTTAGATCGGTTATTAAGTCTTTCGGATGAGTTAATTCAAGATGCATTACTTTCCAATAAATCAGAAACTATTAAAGATTTAACTGAATTACAATATTCTTTTGATACAGAAACTGAAAAGTTCACTATTATGGAATCAGCAGCGGCTGATCAAATTGTTTCTGACGGTTCTCAAGATGAAGATAGAGCTATACATTCATTAAACGATTTAGAATTAGATACTCAATCGTATGAAGATGTTGTTCAAGAAACATTAACTGAACAAATGTTGTTATCTAAAGTAATTAAAAAATATATAAACAAATTAGGTTGGAATTTAGATACACTTGGGCAAGTAGGTCAATTATTTATACCACTATCTCAAATGAATATTTTATCTCAAAAAATTAAAACAGAAGATAATCCTATTCTTGCAGGGTATGATATTGAAGAACAAGTTGCTACATTTAAAGCTATGTCTTTACCTGAAAAAGCTAAAACTTTAGACAGGTTGCAAAAATTTTTTGATATGGAAGCTGGTGAAGGAACATTAGGTAATAGAGTTGAAGGTGGTGGTAATAATTTAGCTGCTTTAACTTATTTTATGTACCTTCAAGAGTACACTGGTTTTGATAATTTTGTAGAAAACGCTATTCACTTTTTAGATGGTACTATTGTAGGTATGTGGGTTTCTAAACCTATTGGTTCTGTTCTTAAAGGAGTGGGACTAGCTAATAAAATTGGTTCAGCGTTGTTAAAAGGTAAAATTGGTGCAGCTTCTATTATGGCTGGTAATAGAGCATCTGCATCAGAACAAATTCTTGTTACACAAGACGCAGTACGAAGTGGAGAAATTACTCACGATAGTTCTACAGCCGCTGATGCTGGTGAATTACTACTTGAAGGACAATTAAAACCCATATCTGATATTGTTGAAGGTTCACCTGGTGTATCTGGGCGTGTAGCGAAAGACATTCAAATAATTGAAAAAACTACACAAGAAATATTAGACACACAACAAGTAAGATTTTTAAATGCAGATGAAGTCGAAGATGTTTTAAGTGTATACAGAGAACAACTAGCTAGTGAAATGTTAGATCAAGGTGTTCATCATGTTGATATTTTAAAACCTATAACTGATACTGTAGAACAAGGTCTTGAAGGAACTAAGTATACTATTATATTTGGAGATGCTGCTGGTACAGGTTTTAGTAGTGCAAAAACAGCAATGGAGTATGCTGAGTTATTAAAATTAGATGGAGCTACAGTTACTTTAAAAGAAGTAGATGGAACACATTTTTTAAAATTATCAAAACCTATTAGTGACCAAGCAGGATTTGTTAAACCGTATAAAGGTATTGATGATGCAGCTTTAAAAATTGCTGGTGGATGGAGAAGAGTGTTAGGCTCACCAACGAATTTTGTTGGTACACTTGAAGCTCGTTCAGCACATTTAACTTTAGCTACACGAGAAATAGCTTTAAACCATGCTACTAAGTTAATGAAATTTGTTAAAGGTTTAAACAAAAAAGAAAAAGCAAGTCTTGCAGAAGTGATGGAGTATGGTAGAAACAACAGTACTTGGTTTAACCCTCAACAACTTAAAGATCGTTGGTTTTTAAATGATAAACAAATTGTAGCTTATCATGCATTAAGACGCATGGATGATTTTAATCATATTATTTTAAATAGTTTTGAGTATAGCCGTAAAGAACGCCTTGGATTTAAAACGATAACTTTAACTAATCCTAAAGCAATACAAAAAGGTTTAGATAAAAGTTTTGATGCAAGAGTTATTGATACTATAGCTAATCCTAGTAATAAATCTATTTATAATGTTACTACAGGTCGATACGAAAAAGATTTATCTGTAAGTAGATTACAAGAATTAAAACAACAAGGTTATATTTTAACAGAGTTAGAAGGTGCAAGAGAAACAGATGTACTTGAGCCTTTAAATTTTTTAATAGGAAAAGTTCAAGACATAACTGTTAAACCTTTAAAATATAACCAAGTGGATTATCGTGCTGGTGGTCGTGTTGCTTACCAAGAAGAATATTTTGTTAAACAAGGAAGACTTAGACAACGTGAAGGTAATCCTGTACCTATTCTTTTAAAGTCTAAAACATATGGAGTAGGGACAAAAGAAGAAGCAGTTGAATTTGCAAACATGATGAATAAAGCAATGGAAATTGTTTTAAAAAATCTAGGAGCTAATGGTAAAGCTATTTATAGTGATGAAAGTAGTCGTTTAATTGATGAAGCTACCAATGGTAGATTTAAAAATGTAAATGTTTTTGTAGATTACGTAGGACAAAAAAACTTAGGTATGAGGTTTGAGGCTGTCCAAGATGGACAAGAGTTGACATCCGTGCGTGAAGCAATAGCAGCAGGAGCTAATGCACATCCTTTTGATACACAAGAAATTAATTCCGTTCAACGTATGATTGCTATTAACGGTGGTCAAACTACTAAACGTGGAGAACGCCTACCTGATTTTAACGGTAATCCTGCTCCTGTTATTAATCCTGTAGAGTCAGCAACTAAATCTTTAGATAATGCTTTACGATTGATGTCGATAGAAACATGGAGACAAAGACAAGCGGTTAACTTTGCTCAAACTTTTGCTACTGTTTTAAAGGGAAATAAAAGTCCTATGGGGCATTTTCTAAACCCTGAATATATAGATAATCCTAATGACGAATTAATACCTTTAATTCAAAAAGCTCAACGTATACAACAACAAAAAGCAAATGTATTAAATACTCGTACTGGTCCAGAAAAATGGATTCAAGAAAATTTAGTTCATTCTGTAGCAGATATTTTTATGTCTGTTTCTAAAAAAATTGGAAGACCTTTAAAAAATGAAACAGTTACTAATTTAAAAAATAAAGACCCTATTGGTTTTATTAGAAGTTTATCCTATAATGCTAACCTTGGATTGTTTAACTTAAGGCAACCAGCAATACAAGCACAAGCAACGTTGTTAATGATGTCTGCAAGTCCTAAGAATGGAGCTAAAGCAGCATTTTTAGGTGGTCCTATGAGGTTAATGTTAGCTTCTGAAAACCCTCAAACATTAAAAGCAATTGCTAAAGGTGTTGGAAAAGTTGTAGGTATATCAAGTGATGAAGTTATGGAGCTTCACGATATACTACAAAAAACTGGTACATGGCGTTTAAAAGCAGGGGGATTAGCAGAACAAGAACTTAAAGGATTATCTTCAGGAACTATATTTCAAAAGTTTTTAGATGCAGGAACTGTACCGTTTTTGGAAACTGAACGCTACAATAAAATTAGTGCAACAATGGCGGCAGCAATGAATTGGCGTGAAGCTAATCCTGGTGTAAAAATTACTGAATCTATTATTGATGAAATAAGAAGTAACGCAGAATTTTTTACAGCAAACATGAACCGTATTGATAGGGCTGATTGGCAACGGGGTTTAATGTCTTTACCAACACAGTTTTGGGGGTATCAAGCTAGGGCTATAGAAATGATGCTACCTGAAATGGTAGGAGGTTCTAAGCATTTTACTGGTGGTCAAAAATTACGTATGTTTACAACTCAAATGGCTTTGTATGGTGTAGGCGGTGCAACGGCTCCTCGTTATGGGTTAAGATTACGTGATACTATTAATGAAATGTATAAAGAACAGTTTGGGGAAGACGCTGAAATACCTAAAGCAATGCTAGACACAATAGAAAGAGGAATGATTGAGTCACTTTTTGCTAATGTTTTAGGGGTTGATGTTGCTTTTGCCCATCGTGCAGGATTAGGTTTAACTAGTTCTGGTTGGGGTGAAGTTGCTACAAAAATAGCAAGTCTTGATTTAGAAGAGGTATTAAAAATTGATGCTGCTGGTATGTCTACATTAGCTAAAGCTACCGCAGCAGGGTACAATATGTTAAAACTTTTAAATCCTTCATCAGAATATTTTGGAACTATTGAACAGCTTGATGCAGCTATAGCTATAGGTACAGCAGGATTACGAGATACTATTTCTTCTTATAATAACTTTGAAAGAGCGTATATTGCTGCAACATTAGGTATGCATGTAGATAAACTAGGAGCAACAACTGATCGTGCGTCTACAACAATGGAAGTAATTTTAGGTATACTAGGATTAGACCCTTCTAATGAAGCTGCTAAAAGAGCTATGCAAGAATCCTTAAAAGGTGCAGAAACTTTTCGTAAAACAACTATTAAAGTACTAGCTAGAGAATTAAATCTAGCTATAAAATCAAATAATTTTGATAGATTTCTTTATTCAAGAAAGTTTTTATTTTCTGTGCTTGATGAACAAGAACGTAGAGATATAAATAAAAGCATACTTTCTAAAGCTAAAAATACAACTAGATCAATTCAAATGCAGTACTTTAGACAAACAGGTATTGCTAAAGACCTTTATGATAAAGAGAGTGAGAGTGAGGGGACACCATAATGGCTACACGAGGAGGAGTTACCGGGTTTACAGCAGCAATTGGTGATCCTGATACACGAATGGCGCAACCTCAAACTGTTGCTGTTAACACTGAGTTAAACAATGCTACAGCAAATTTGTTTACTGGCCTTAGTAATACAGTGCTTCAAGGTGCATCGTTAATTAGTGAAATTTCACAAGATAAACTACGTTCTGATGCAGTAACAAGTATTGAAGCAGAAATTGTAGGGTCTATACAAGACCCCGATTACTTTAAAAAGGCTCGTAAGGAATTACAATTAACTGCTAGTATACCTAACAGCAGTGTTCGTCAACTTAAACTTCAAAGTTTAAGAAAACGTTTGTATGCAAGTAATACTAGTAAAAAGGATCGGCTTACAATTGACCAAGCTTTTAAAGATGTAACAGGATATGTTAGTCCTACACTAGCTATGGCGGCTAATGCTGATAAAATTGAAAGTGAAAAACGTCAAGCAGCAGTAACTGCAACTGCAAACACTCTTAAAATTGCTAAAGGGTTAGGGTACACTGGTACAGATGCAGAAATTTTAAACACTTATGAACTACATCGATCACAAGGTGTTATACTAGGAGGTATTGGAAGTACAGCAGGAGCTAGTGGAGGTGGTAAACAATTAAGTAGTGGTACTTTTAGAGCCAACCTTAATGCAACTTTTGACAAAGGTAAAGAGGTTGCTTCAAAAGTTGCTACAGGTCATTTGTTACCTTTGCTTAAAAAATACACTACAGCTTCTATTGAAGAGAAAGCAGAAATAAGAGTTCTTTTAGGAAACCATATTGATTCTACAAAAATTAGACTAGCAAGTATAGTTAATCCAGATGGACAAAGTAATCTATCTCAAGCGGAACTAGATTATATGATGGGACCAGCTACATCGATGGTTCAAATGTTTGGATCGGACATGGGTTTAAAAGTAGGTGAGTTAACAGAAGAAAAAGCTTTAGAAACCTATCAAAAAAATGTTGAGTCTTCAGTTAAAATTATAGAAGCGCATACTACTTTAGATATGTTAAACGATCCTGCTTTAAGGACAATGATTTTAGCAAAAAAGATTGGAGGAGAAGCATTTGCTAACGTATTATTGCAAAATGTTGGAACTTTAAACGACAAGTTAGAAAAAAGTTTATCGAGTGCTGATACAGGTAGAGATAAAAAATCAGTTATACAAGGAGCTTTATCTTTTCTTGTTCAAGGAAATAAAAAGTTTACGGAAGATAACTTTCAAAAATCAATGAACCAATCTGTAGCTCTTGAGACAATTAAGAAAGGACTTGAACCAACTGATACAGCTATTTTATCTAATGCTGCTCAAATGTTAGTAGATGGTAAAGCACATTTAAGTACAGTAAAAAACCAAGTAGCAGTTTTAGATGTATTAGGAGGAGCTAACGGTAAACTATTTCTACAAAAACTACAGAAAGTTGATGCCGCACAAGCGACTAAAGTTATAGATTTTTATAATAAAACTGCTCAATCTAGTGTATCTCAAAAACTATTAGAGTTAGCTCAAGTAGCTAGAGATGAAGACGTAATTGTTACTAACGACAACGGAACATTTAAAGTTGTAGGAGAAAGTAGTGCTACATCAGAAGCTGTAAAAGAAGCAGAAGCAGCTATAGATAGGCTAATTAAATTTAAAGAGTTTGGGCCTGATAAAAACAAACCTACTGTTGAACTTAAAGATACAATTATTAAAATGCAATGGAATAATATTCAAAACAATCTTCCTACAGATAGTCCAATTATAGAGTTTGGATTATCGCCAAAAGAATTTGAAGCTAGTACCGCTTGGATTAAAATTGGTAAACCTGTTTGGACTAGAACTCCACAAGAAATTGAAGATCAAAAAGTGATTGATGCTAGGAAGACATCTGAATCTAAATCTAAAATTAGAATACTAAATAGATAATAAGGTATACCTAATGGTTGATCAATTAAACGTAACTGATACTGAAGAAACTGTATTTGAAAAGGTACAGATTAACGATGCAGTACATGGAACATTTAACATTGAAGTACCTCAAGGTATGTCTGATAGTGACATCTTAAATGAATTAGACAACTTAGACTTAGACTTATTGTTAGGTATAGGCAACATAGACAAAGACATAGGAGAAACAAACGTGGAAAAGATCAAGGAGTTTGAGAATAGCTCCGGGGCTGGTCTTAGAGATGGTAAATGGTATGGTCACGATTCATTAGAGGGTGGCACACAAACAATTGCGTATGGTCATAAGCTTACTGCTGAAGAAGTAAAACAAGGCTTCATTGAAATTAATGGAGAACAAGTAGACTATCGTAAAGGTTTGACTCAAGATCAAGCTGAAGCTCTTTTAAATAAAGACGCTAAGTGGGCTGAGACACATGCTGTAGCATCTCTTAAAAAGGTTGGCCTCGATGGAGATGAAGGTAAAGTAGAAGCACTAACAAGTCTTATCTACAACGTAGGCTCTGGTGCATGGGGTAAATCCAAAGCTAAACAGTACCTTGAAGCTGGTCAAATTGAAGACTTTATGCATGAAGCGTTCTCAGAAGAGGTAGGTTTTGTTAAAGTTAACGGTGAAAAGTTACGTGGTCTAGTACGTAGGAGGGCGGCTGAAGCACAGTTGTTTGCTTCTGCAAATATAGATGAGGGGGGTGGCTTTGCAACAATGATGCAAGATGTATTAGCCGCTATCAATCCTATCAGTAGTGCCGCTGCTGCTGAAGTCACTCCCCAAACTCCACTAGACTCTAAACCTACAACAGAAATAACTCAACTTCCTACTCTAAAAAGAAATGCTAAAGATACAGAAAGTGTAGGTACACTACAAGATATGTTAGGCATGGATGTGGGAGAGGACAGAGGTATCTTTGGCCCTGCTACGGAGAAAGCTGTTAAAGCTTTTCAAAAAGAACAAGGACTAACTGCTGATGGAATAGTTGGTAAGAATACATGGGATGCTTTGCAGGGTTTTAAACCTAAAGTAGAGTCTACTCCAGATTTATCTATTAAAAAGAAAGACGTTCCAAAATTTAAAAAAGAAAATGCTGCTGATTTTTTCGGTAAATCTCTTATTCCTGCGTATGGTAGTCACGCACAAGTTGCAGCTAAACATATGGCTGCCTCTATGTTTGAAAAGATCGGACTACCTGTTCCTGAAACGTTAAAAGAAACTATTACTGAAGACAGTTTAAGTCCTGATGTATTAAATGTTGTCCGAATTGCGGCTTATAATGCTAAAAAAGAAGGACGCTTTACAAATTACAAGAAAGATTATGGTGATGCGGCTAAATTAGTTTATGGAAATTTACGCCAAAAACTTGGAACAATAGGAACTCTTCAAGAAATGGCTGAATCTTTTTTTGATCCAGAAGTAGCAGCGGCTATGACTATAGGAGAGTCAAGTAATATTGTAGAAAGAAATGGGATTCTTTATCTTGTAGCGGATCAATATAATTTTCCTACTATTTCTAAGACAAAAGGAGATGCTTGGTTAGGTTTACAAAGTTTATTTGGTGATCAAGATGGTATGTTTAGTGTATCTCCTGAAAATCAACAAAAAATTGAAATTAATCTTGGTCCAATTTCAGAGATCGAAAAGCTTTTAAACGACCAAGAAGATAACAACACCAACCAAAAAGACTAACCGTAAGTAAAGGCCAACATATAGTTAACGAAATTAAAACAAATTCATGGTACGTAATACCTAATAACTTTGCAGATTGTAAAAACATATCATCAAAGTGCCAGTAAAAATTCATGTACCATTCTTTAAATGTCATTAGGAGTTCCTTATGTTACCAATACTAGGCCCACTTGTTTCAGGTTTGTTTGATGTAGGAAAGACGTTCCTTAAAAATAAAGCTGAAGAGAAGCAAGCCATACATGACCGTAAGATAACTCAGATCAAACAGGATGGTAACTGGGATGAGATACAAGCCAGTAACAGTAACAATTCCTGGAAGGATGAGTACCTTACGATCATATTGACTTTACCTTTCGTGGCTATGTTCTTAGCTGTCATCTTTGAAGCAGATGAAATGGTGATACGATTTAAACAGGCGTTTATGGTGCTTGATGAAGACGTACCAGATGAATATTGGTATCTACTTAGTGTCGTTGTCGCTGCTTCCTTTGGGGTTAAAAAGATCATCGACGTTATTAAAGCGAAGCGAAGTTAAGTTTAATTTAAGACGTTCAAGATACACGGCTGCATCGAGTAGTTCTTCTATGGCGTGATCAATCCAACCTACAGTGGTAACATCATCACGCATCATGGTACAGCCGTACTTCTCCATACCTTCCGCTGACCTGTCACTCATACGCTGTATGACTGTAGCTACAACTGGATCAGGCTCTATCATGTCTGTCATTTTTTAAGCTTCCATAAAATATACTTGTCATTAATTGCTAGTGACTTAGCTTCAGGATCAATCTCTTGTTGTCCTACATAGTGCCAAGTAGCTCCATTGTTTATATCCTTTTCAACTTGTTGAAAGTAGTCTTGGTTAGTAGCAAAGAAAAGTATTGGGAAGATTAGAGCAAGAGCAATCATCTTAGTTCCTTTCCGTTTAATCGTGTACGAATAAAGCTTTCCAACTTACAGGGAATACCTTTTCCATTTCATTAGAAATAAGTTCAGCAATGTCTCCTGTTTCTTTTTGTGAATGAGGATCAAGACGTAGCTTACATACCCTAGCCCATGCAGCTAGGCTACCTGTCCAGTACCATTCGGTATACATGGACTGTGGTAGGACCATACGTGCCTGTTCAGGACAAATACCATCAGCTATCATGTTTGCATAACATTGTTGAGCGTATGCATATAAAGGTGCAGCAGAGTATTTAATTGTATCTTCACTACTACCTTGCTTTATATTCTTAGCACGTTTTCTCCATTCAGTAGGCCGGTAAAATCGAGGGTCACTATCAACATACCTACGGCTAACTTCATTCCATACCATACCTACCTGATGTTTACCTAACTGCCGGGCTACAAAGATAGGTGCTTTGATACGAAAGGTAGCTTGGCAATGACCAAAAGGTGTCCAATGTTTATGTCTAGCAAGGTAATTAATAAGCTTAACATCTTTCTCTGATAAAACATTTACGATGGCAGCTTCATAAGGATCGTTATCACTTACCTTTTCCCATGTGCTTACCTTGTCAAAGGATACACGGGCTGCATTAACGACACGTAGATCACTACCCATGTGGTCTATATAATCAACCTTCATTTACTCTACCTTTCCCAGATAAATATTGAGGAGTGTAAGAAGTGTTTTTAAATACCCAATTATACAATCGCTCTAGAAAGTTTATTCGCATGTCTTAGCTCCTGTAGATGGATCAATGAAACAAGCAGCACCTTCAATCTCATCAGGCTCAATCTTATTTAAGATGCCATACCGCTTACCGTCTAGTCTAAAGGTAGTTACTCCTTTCAATCTACCCTTCCAAGCTTTTAAGTAGATGTCTTTGAACTCGTCAAAAGACACTTGGCTACCCACGTTAATAGTCTTAGATACGGCGCTATCAATAAAAGGTTGTACAGCAATTTGCATATCAAGATGATCGTCAACAGTGAGTTCCTCTGTGGTTTCACCTTTAATTCCATACTTGTCATACGCATAGTCACGTAGACGTACAACCTGTGGGCCAGCTTCTGTCTGTACTGTACGATCAAGTTCATGTTGAAACACCGGCTCTATACCACTACTTACATTGTCTGCTGTAAAACTAATTGTACCAGTAGGTGCAATGGAAGTCAAGTGACTGTTACGTATTCCTTGCTGTTTAATCTTAGCTTTAATATCATCAGGTAATCGAGATACAAAATCACCAGCAAGGTACTTATCTGCATTGAAGAGTTTAAATGAACCCTTCTCCAAAGCTAGATCAGAACTGGCAGAGAAAGCTTCACACATAATTGTCTTTAAAACTTTACGTGTAAACCTTTTACCTACTAGAGAACCATAAGGATACCCGCACATAGTTAAGCAGTTGGCTAGACCAGTAACACCTAGCCCCATACGCCGCTTAGTCTTAGCCTCGATCTCTTGCTCCTCTAAGGGGTACGATGTACGGTCAATAACATTATCCATAGCTCGTACTACATGAGGTATATCTTCTTTTAGTTGAGCAAAGTTAAACTTGTGTGTCTCTGTATTAACATACTTAACTAGGTTAAATGAACCTAGCAAGCAAGCACCAAAAGGTGGTAACGGTTGCTCACCACATGGGTTAGTAGCCTCTACCGTTTCACAATAATACAATGGATTTTCATTGTTGATACGGTCTAGGAAGAGTATACCAGGCTCTGCCCAATCCCAATTGTTACGCATGATCTCATCCCATAATGCCAAAGCATTAATGGTACGATAAGGTTGTCCTTCCCATTTTAAATCAAATGGTTTGTTATCTTTAACACATTCCATAAACTCATCAGTTACACCAACTGATATATTAAAGTTAGTAAGCTGGTTCTCATTACGCTTTGCTCTGATAAACTCTTCAATATCAGGGTGGTCTACCCTGAGTACAGCCATCATTGCGCCGCGCCTATGCCCCGCTGATACAATTGTTTCACAGACTGAATCAAAGATACCCATAAACGAGACAGGTCCACTAGCACTAGAGTCAAGGGATACAATACGGTTCCCACGAGGACGGATACGGCTAAAGTCAAAACCGATACCACCACCTCTACGCATAGTCTCAGCGGCTTCAGTGGCCCTTGCCATAATGCTTTGCATTGAGTCATCAATCGTTCCTGATACGAAACAGTTGTACGCTGTGACCTCACGTGGGCTTCCCATTGCTGCTTGAACTCTACCGGCTGGCATAAATCTTTGATGTAGTAGGATGTCTTTATACCTGAGTCGATGTCCTTCATCGTCAGACATTGCCGCCGTCTGTCTCGCACAAGCCTCACTGAACGCTTCATTTGCTAACCTATACTTCTGTGCATGTAGTGTATCACATGCTGGGTTTTGGGGTCCGTGTTGATTACTCATAAATTAAATCTCCAAGGTCAGGCTCTTTATAATTCGGGCCTTTAATAACTTTACCATCTGAACGATATAACGGCTTACCATCATCACCAAGCTTTGACATGTTAGCATCGTGTACCCTATTAAAAGCGGTCCTAAGACCACCAGAAAGGGGATAGAGACTAACGACAGTACCTGATAAAACATACTGTAAATCAGCGAGTTCTTTTAATAAGTGCGCCCACTGCTCCTTTGTCCCGGGGGTTCCTCTTTCTAGTTCCATTTCTAAAACTTCAATGGCCTCACATACTTCATGTGTTTCTTCAAGGATTAATTTCTTACGTAAGTTTAACAAAGAAACACGAGGTTGACTACTAATGTCTAACCCCATAGCATGGTGAAACCTAGAAACTAGTTGTTCTCTAGTGGTAGGTTTTATTGACATCTTCACCTAGTCCTTTCTGTATTGAATCAAGTGTAACATTAGCTGACTTAATAAGAATATCCCGCAGCTCATCCCGTTTAATTTTATCTGCACTTTTCATTAAGCGTATTACAAGTTCAAGTCTATTAACCATTATGTCTGGATTAAAAAACATAACGTCCTCGTTATCATCATCGTCATCGTCAGTCTTGTTGAACAGCATACTGCTTGTCCCTTTTACGATTATATTTCTTTTTAGATTTTACAACGCGCATACGATACTTAGGAGTACGTAAATCACGAGCCACTCCATTGCGTGTACTCCTCTTCTGTTTCATTGTAGGAATCCTCTAGAGATATATCTAGATCAGATAAAATTTCATCGAATTTGTATAGACTATTATACACCTCTTCAAAGTAATTGTCAAGGATATCTTCTGCTGGAATTTCTAATCGCTCGATAATCTCTGCACCTGTATACCTATCAGCGATGAGCAACTTTAGCTCGTTTGGTTCGACCCTTAATCCGTCTACCATGTGTGCCATACTCCTTTCTTAATGCATTAATAGAGACAAACTGAGGGTCATATGTACCGTCCTCAACATTTCTCTTAATGATAACCCCTGACCACCAGAGGTCTTCTGATTGTGGGTTGTTCCACCCACTAGCATAGTCTAGGTAGCACCCTCCAACCATGCTCATAATTCTTTTACCAGCAGCGTTAGTATCACTAGCAAAGTCTAACGTGTGAGTATGCCCGGCAGTACAGGACATGTGTTGTTTATTAAGTAAAGACTTAGCAGGATTTTCTCCACCAATAGGCCGGCCCATAACACCACTTGTAAAGTAGTGGCTGTAAGCTATGTTGTCTACAATAGCAGGAGATAGAAACTTGTGTACTTCCCATCCATACTCTTTAAACTGTAAATCTTGCATACCAATAGTGCCGTCTAAGATAGCATCAGAACTAATCGCTCGATTAATACGGTCTTCATGATTACCCAAGGTAAGTACGTATCGTGCTAGTTTCTTCTTAGCCTTTTTAATAGGTGCAAACATACGCTCTTGTGCATCAAGAGTTACGTTAACATCTTGTTTGTATCGACGCCCTTCAAAACCTTTAGTACCTTTATCGTATGTACACAGGCTAGGCATATCAGCCATGTCACCTAGATTGACAACAACATCAGGGCGTAGGTCAACGATCAACTTACCAAGCCACTCAAACCTATCGTTGTTGTTTTCCGGGTGAGCATGTTGATCTGGTATAACTAAATGGATAGTCATTGGTCTAAGCTTTCAATTGTCCCATTAAGTAAGCCTTCAATATATTTATGTTCACATTTAAGGGTAAGAAGATAGTCAGACAACTCATTTCTTACATCCGTTATATATTCTATACTCTTTGACATGTCTTCTAAGTGTGTTTGAATTTCGATTAGTTTATCTTTAACAGTCATAACCATGACGTAGGTATCTCCTTATCTGCAAACAGAAACCCATGACGTATACACCAATCTGCGTATGTAGATTTACTACCCTTGTAGAGTTTACTACGAGAGTTACTAAATACGAATCGTATGTCAAGGTCAGGATGCTGTTCTTTAACTAACAAATGTTTCTTACGATCTGCGCTACTAAATATTCCTTTCGCCTCTACAATAATTTTATTAGGTAGAATAAAGTCAGGAGTATATTTATGTGGAGTAGATGGTTTAACATAACTAATCTTTATGCTTTCGTATTTAAATTTAATACCTAAAGCTTTTAATGCATCACCTATACGTTTCTCTAATCCACTACGGTATTTACCCCAAGCTTTTAAACGTTTGTATTTCATTACATAGTAACCTCATATACATCAGGCTCCCTTTCTACATGTGTTAACCAACGCGGCCCATTAGAATACAAGAACAAACGTAAACCATCACCGTTGTTTGCATCAGACCAACAGACTTCTTTAAATGCACAGTAAGAACAGTTAGTATCTAGCTTCATGTTACCACTCTTACCATCTGCTTTAGGTTCAAAGCAACGTTTAGGTGGAGTCTTAGATTTTACTACCTCTTTTAAATGTTTAATACGTTTAGGTACATCGATCATATCTATCTCATCTACTTTTAGATACGCGATCTTCCCCATCTGCTTATCCATTGCGAGAAACCCACTCTCCACATCTCCTGCCGCATGAGCATAGGCACTGATCTGAGCCAAGTAACCAAACGGATCATTGTCTGCCAAAGAACCGTCTTCAAATTTCTTAAACGCATATGAAGATGCACTTTTAATGTCAACCGTAACACCGTCAATCTTACAGTCAGTATGACCCACAATACCATCAATTTGTACTTCAGATTGCTCATGTGTAACCTCGTGTCCTGACTCCTTTACTAAGAAAATTAATAGAGCTTCGATAAGATCACCAAATAAAAACTTGATACGAGTTTCAGGGCGTAGTTCTTCTTTAGGTGAGCCATTAATTTCATGCCAAACTTGGCACTCAGGCTTACCAATGTTAGACATACGTAATGTATTACGTTCTTGTCTATTCTTTTTAGAAAATTGTTTAATAATAGAATATGAAACACTTTCAAGTAAGTCTTCCATAGCTTCACACGACGGTTCAAAACCTGTATCAACTGCCGCATAGATGTCTTCAACAAGTGTTTCTATATTCTTCATAAGAATAAACCTTTCTGTATGTTAAGTAGTCTAGCCTACCGCCTCTACACTAGAACCCAAGGACATTTACACTGTATTAAATATGAAAGGAATCGCGCAACCTTGGCCCAATACGTTCTACTTACTCGTCTTCAAAATCAGAATCGAGGATGTCATCTAACTCATCAGTGTCCTCCTCTCCCCAATCATCATCGTCATCAGTTACATACTTAGCTAGGTCTGTAACAAGAACCTTGTTAACACCAACACCTACTCCTGATTTACCTCGAAAGCTCCAATCGTAGGCAACTAGTTTAACTTTAGCTTTAGTACCATTACCAATTTCACCGGGGTCTACTTCTTCTACCCCATTTTTAAATGATACTTTGATAGGGAACTTAGACTTACCTGTAACAAACGCCTTACGATCAGGGTAGTCTTCGTTCTTACGAGGGTCAGTTTTAATACTAACACCAAGAGACTCAAGAGTTTTAACAGCGGCTTTATCCAACTCACCTAGATCAACCTGGTATTTACCAGACATCTCATTAACGGTTGCAAGGTTAGGCCAGTACAAAGTAGCTTCAATAATAGCAGATTGTGGTTGCTTACCCATTGTTTATATCTCCTTTACAAATGGGGTTATCTCTAACTGTACTAATAGTATAAGGTATTAAAATTATGTTGTCAAGTATATTAATGAGTAGCCGACCAATTATCTCCAGTGCGGTACTCAGCATCAAGCGGCGTGTTTAATTTAAAGTGTTCACCGGCTTGGATAATAGACTGCTTAACAAGCTTACCTACTTCATCAGCATGATCCTTTCGTACTTCTATTTGAAACTCATCGTGTACAATTGCTACTTGTCTAGCATCAAGGTTCTTCTGTAAGACCCAATGATGCCAGAGTATCATAGCATACTTCATAATAACTGCTTCACCACCTTGAAGGTAACAGCTTAGAGCAAAGTGTTCTGACTTGATAGGTATACGCCTACCGTCTAGACCAATCATGTATCCAAGTTTAGCTGCCCTTGCGGCTCGTTGTTTAAGTGCGGATAAAGCTGGTAAAGAATCGAGGAAAGTCTCTTTAACTCTACGTCCATCTGTTGCAGTTCCTCCTGTAATAAGGCCAACCTTCTCGTCACCAGCACCAAGTAACCATGCATAGATAAAAGTTTTGGCGATGTCTCGATTGCTCCACTGTCCTTTGTCTTCATTCCATTCTCCTTTTGGTATACCCATAGCTTCTAAGTTTTTAGTATGTATGTCACCGTTAACAACTTCATGTATGTATTCAGGATCGTTCATGTAGTGAGAAAGAATACGCAACTGAATCCCACTAGCATCACAACCAAGCAAAGTATAAACGTCAGGATTAGCCACAGTAAAACAAGACCGGCAGACTTCTCCGTAGGGTGAACCACTAGAGGGTATATTTGCCATGTTAGGACTGTTATGAGACATCCTATGGGTAACAGCACCGATAGAGAAACAGCTACCATGTACCCGGCCATCATCTCTGAGAGCATCTAACCATCCTTCCACTTCTTTAGCACGAGACACTAACATAGCATATGTACCTAAGTGTTTAAGTTCTTGAGGTGCATTACTATGTATTGTGTCTAAGTTTTCTTCACATAACTTCCAAGAATCTTTCTGCTTCTGCTCAAATTCTTCTGGTGTTATTATACCCTCACGTTTTCTATCTAAAAGTTTACTGTATACTTTGGTACGTATAGTAGGACTCCAGTAAGGAGCAAGCCTCTTCACCTTCTGTTTTGGAGACTTAAGATTAAACTCTTCCCAATCTATTAAAGATACAGGACCACTTACACTTTTGTAATTAGAACCAAAGTGTCGTAGCCCTACAGTAGACAATGTACCATCTCGTTTGTATTTAGGTGTCACTGTCCGTATCAGTTTGGGTAACGGTGGAGCTACTTTCAGTATCAGTCTCTCCAGTTTTCTTGCCTTGCTTGTAAGATGGGCGAGAAGTTTGTGTGCTTTCTCTACGTCTAGAGCGAACCCTAACTCGCTTTGGTTTTCTAGTAGATGCTGGCTCACATGCTCGATCTTCACTGCTTCTTGAGCGTCTTGCTTCCCGCCCTCTAACTTTAAAGCAACTGCTACCTTGTATGTTAACTCTACGTCATTGATACAATACTGTAACATGTCCTCACTGTACTCACTGAAATCTTTATGAGGTAACTTAGGAAACCGTAACGCTTCGCCCCAAGCTTTCAATGAGTGTCCACCGATACGTGAGTATTGTTGCAGCCGGGATAAAAGTAAGGTGTCAGTCACACAAGCTGGGCGTATACGTATACCAAGTAGCTTACGTAGTACACGCATATCATACGCAATAAAGTTATGCCCTATCCAATGACCTACTGTATCAGTAAACGCTATGAAGTCTTGGATAGTATCAGGAGTCCAGCTTAGTATCTCACCAGTATCCCAATCCTTACACACAATACAGTGTATAACAGATACGTCAGGTAACAGTCCATCTGTCTCAACATCACAGATAACTGTACGCTTACTCATTTTAATAAAAACCTTTCAACAAAATCATGGATTCCACGAGAACAATAATGAATACGTTTCTTATTAGGTAACGTTGACCATCTACCTGTAGTCCAACGATAATCATATTTTTTGTAGGGTTTATCAGGGTGAGATATAATTAACATATGAGCTAAATCCCTACGTTCATACGGTATAGGGTTAGGTTTACAATTATCAAGGTAATTTTCAATGTCCTCTAAACACTCACCTGTATAAAGTTTACGCACAGCCATTACATAGTATCCTTTCTTAAAAAGTATGGATGCCATGATCCAATTTGTTTTTCAGTATCCTTCTCGATTAATTCAAACATACTCTTCTTAAGTTTTGCTCTTACTTTATCACCATCAAGCCCACTCAAATAGTACTCAAGGTGTACCCATTTCCATCCTCGTTTCTTAACATGAACCAAACGTAGTCCACTACCGATACGAGGTGCTTCATCTGTAAACCATAAAGGTTGTCGCTCTATCATTACATAGTATCCTCTATGTTATCAACAACCTCATGGTCTACCTCACTCAAGCGGTTCGTGAGATCGTTGTAGTATACTTGACAGGCAACACCTGTGCGTCCACAGAAGCGGTTCTTAACGACTCTAATTGTTGTGGTGTTAGCTTCGATAGGGTCTTCTGCTTGTCCGTTCCGCTCAAGCCCGATAACAATATTAGATAGTTGCCCAATTCCTGCTGTGCCTCGTATGTCTGCGAGACTTGTCTGGCCGCCTTCTTCAAGGGCTTTACCTGTTTGTCTCTTTGTGTGTGCCACCATACAAAGGTGGATGTCGAGTTCAACGGTAAGAGCTTTGAGTTTATGGGCGATCTCATCTAACATTTTCCTTTCATCACCGCTCTGGTCAGATACCATAAAGCTAATGTGATCTAAGATTATTATCTTACAGTCACAACCTTTAGCAAAGTACTTGATCTTATCACAGATGTAGTCAACGCTGTTATCATGCCACGATTCGGACAAAGTATGTAGCCTACCAGTACCCCATGTACGCTCGTTACCCTGCATCATCTGTTCTTCTGTAACGTGTACATCAGGTAGATGGGTAGGTAAGTTAAGATCGAGGGAGATCATACCCCTACCTGTTTCCCAACCTGTCTCTTCCAAGAACAACATACCTATATTGAGATCAGTAGTCTTCAAGGTATGGAAAGCTATCTCTCTAGCAATACTAGTCTTACCGCTACCAGAACCAGCAATCAATGTAATCATTTCACTGGTACGTATACCATACGTCTTCTGGTTCAGTCCTTCCCAAGGAAATAGTACTGCCGCCTCTGCTCGTGGTTGCTTAACAATCTCCCACATGGTTTCAGCATCAGAGATAACATCATCAGGTTTGTATTGCTCCGCTCTCCACCACAGATTAACAAACGTATCGTGTTCATTGTTTTCTAGGTACTCACCTACATCATTACGTTTAAGGTTAACGATCTTAGCTTTCTTAGGAAACAACGAAGCCACTGCTCGTGCGGCTTTCTTACCGGGCTCATCGTTATCAAACGCTATGATAATATTATCGTAGCTATCCAGCCATTCAAACTCCCGCTTACAATCTTTGTATGCAGAACTAGATGAACGCACTCCAACAACAGGCCACTTAGAACCCATCATCTGATACGCTGACATCGTATCAATCTCACCTTCACACAAGGTAACAAACTTTCCCTTACTAGAAAATTCTGATTGACCGAATAGTCTAGACTTAGAGATTGGTCCCTTACTTTGAAAGTTCTTAGTCTCTACGTGTCGTACTTTATACGCTATAATCTCACCATCCTTGGACGTATAAGGATACAGATGTTCAGAGATAATACCACTATCAAAAGTAAACCGTACTTTATATTGACGTACTGTATCGATATCAATGTTACGTTCTTTGATTGGACCTACTTTAGTATTGTCTAAGTTAATGTCTAACTTAGTAGCAGTTTGTAGTTCCACCACATTACTCTCCTTTCTAGGTTGAGAAGTACCAAAGTAATCTCTGGCATGACATGAATAACAGTAGGCATGACCGTCATCATACTCAGTGTATGCATCACTGCTATCACAATGAGGACATGGACCCTGCTTAATAACTTTACTCTCAGTATTTCTAATCATCAATATGTTTTTCCCATATCTGTAGATGTTCATCATAAGTAGTTAAACTATCTAGTGTATCATAGATATGAAACTTACATTCAAAGCATGGTTCTACTTTACCATCTTTAAACTTAATCTCTTTAGGCTCTAGTATACTATTACATATAGTGCAACGCATGTCAACTCCTTTCTTGTTACAGGGTCATATTAAATTCAGTTAAGGGTTCCAGTATAGACTTAATGACATCAACTGTAAACCCATTACCTAACATCTTGTACCGTTGTGTATTAGATACATGATTAGTGTAGTTGTCAGGTACAGTTTGTAATCTCTCGCACTCAATAGGAGTAAGCTTACGCCACTTGAGGTCATCAACATGGACTAAGAAATTATTATGTTGCCATGATGATACAGATAGTGATGGTGTCTTTCCGTTTAATGCTCGTAGACCACCTTGATTGTTACCTCTAGGACGTTGAGCTACAAGAACTTTAGGTGTACGCCATCCACCCTGACAAGTATTAAGTGTAGGTGATTTACCTTGAGGATGGTACACACGCTTCACTGAATCAAAACCTGATATATCAGCGTCACCAACATGACACAACCCATCCTTAGAGAACACGAGTTGCCGCCGGTTCTTCTCAAAGTAACTCTTTAAGTTACCACCTTTAAAATAGTTAGCATCAATGTAATGTGCTTTATCTCGATCTGTTATACCATCTTCAAGTATATCTTGTAGTACTATACCTTTATCTTCTGGCATATCAAATGGTATATTAGTCCAGTATAAACGATACCTATTCTGTGCTGATACTATATTACTATTGATAGCGATTGGTTCTACACCTAACGCTTCAGTAATAACGTCCTGACTCTCCTGTTTCATACGTACATTCTCAAGCAAAAAGTATCGAGGCTGAGTCTGCTTAAGTATACGCACGTACTCCCAAAATAATTTGGATCGTGGGTCGTCAAAGTTTAATCGCTTACCCGCAAAAGAAAAACCTTGACATGGAGAACCACCTACCAATAGATCAATTGGTGGTTGAAGATGTTTGTGTAAGTACCTGACTTTCCACGATATATCCGTGACACTACCCAAGTGTATAGTGTCTGGATAGTTTGCCTTGGCTACCTTGATTGCGTACTTATCAATCTCACTAGCGTAGTAGCGGCATGGAATACCAAGTTTGTCAAGTGCAATCCGGGCACACGACATACCATCAAACAGAGAGAGAACATTTAACATAGAGTGTACTCCTATATAACAAACCCACTCGTATCTTTACGAGCATCACCTTTAGCTTTGAGTCCAACAATAACTCCTTTAGGATCAAGAAATCGTAAGTCATCTTGATCCCCATCGATTACTTCATACTGGATAGGCACATGATCCCATGCTGTACGTGGCCCCCATTTGTAGTGTTTAGGTACATCCTTAAACACAAAGGATACGTTACAACCATGCTCCATTGCCATCCAGCAATCCTTCATATTACTCTCACTTCTACTGAAAGTCAAGTGATAATTATGTGGCATGTTACCCCACCCATACTGGTACGCACGTTTAGGTATCTTAGTATAGTCGTAGAACTTTACATTAGGAAACTTATCCATGATACCTGTAGTCTCCCAAGGAAAGTCACTCGTGCCATTAAGCCGCACTGCTACTTTCATATTCTCACGTTCAGCCTTGGCTTTTAGTTTGTTGATATCAATTTCAAGTTCATGCATGAAGAGATCACGATGCTCCATAAAGTATTTAGCTTTCCTGATACGTGCTTGCTGTACATTAGACATCTTCCCTCGTCCAGCAGTGTACAAGCAAGACTTGATACACCCTGCCGAAGCACCGGCACACAAGTTGTACCCTGATACTTTATGTGGGGCAAGGTAGAGAATACCTGTTAAGTACCCTCGCTTCTGTCCCTTAACTGTCTTAGCATCGTTAGCTATTGTTAACAAAGACATTACATTACCTCCGATAAGTTAGCTTTGAAATGTAGGTCACGCTCTACACGTAGACCTAGACAACCTCGTACACTTTCCAAGTCAGATAACATTACGTAACCAAACTCAGGGCAACCACCGTCTATCCATCCAAAGAATCTCCAATCATCACCTTCCTTGTTACCCTCAGTAATATACCAAGTCCATGAGCTATCAGGTGTAAAGTATTTAACAACGACAGGTACATCCTCTGCCCCGGCACAGTCATGTGTACCCAAGCTTGGAAGTTTCTTCTCGATTTCTTTTGTCATAAGTTTCATATTACTTCTCCTTATTTTACTGATTTAATTTTACCATCTTTCATAGTTACTTGAGCAAAGAACTCACGCCCTTTTCCAGTAATGTGAGGACGATTGGCTCCAGTTAGTGTACCATTTAACTGATACTCTGGCCCAAACATACTAGTCTCAATGAAGTTCAAAGGTTTACCGATACTTTCTTTGAGAGCTTTTTTACTAGGGTAATTAAAGATAAGCATTGTTACTTTCCTTTCCAAAATGATTGAAGTTCTAGTTGTTGATTTATCTGCGACACAATTTCTTTGAGAGCGGGGATGGTATAGTCATCCTCATCAAATCCTAAGTCATGTGCATTTGCTTCTACAAACGCTTCACCTACAGCTTTATCAACAAGTCTATAGATGTCATCGATGTAATCATAACACTCAACGTTATCTAATATCTTTTCGTTGGTGTCTTCAATTAGACCTTGATATTGTGATGGTAAACTCATGTGTCTTCTCCATATTTAATATCGTTAATGATTGAGTCATGGTATCGCCAGCCTGTATCGTAATCTTCTAGGCTATCACAAAATTTAGTACGCCAGCCGCCAGCATTACCGTTACAACATAGATGCCACCAAGGTCTACTGTCAAAAGGTGAATGATAACCAAAGACATCACGTAATCTCACATGCCATGTATACCAAAGTGATTCCTTGATATACCTCATTATCCTATGGTATGTCAATCGCATATTACTTCTCCTTCTTAGATTTACGTTTCTTAAGTATAAGCTTGACAATTCTCAAGCGTTCATTCTCTTGCTTGGTATTCAACCAAGAATGAAACGACAGTGCCTTACGTACATTCAATAGCTCCGACGTAGGCCGACGATCCCATCTTGTTTCACATTCACTCATCGTATCCTCCTACCATACAATACTAGCAGTAACAAGCATGATACATAAGATCAGCAGCTTGATAAAGTCAAGAAACTTTTCTCTTTTGTTACTCATAATGTTTCTCCATCAACTACAATAGGTTGATCAGTCTCAATCCATACGTGTGCGCCACATGACAGTGGCTTGTCAGGACGGTATACAACTCGTGCATTACCTGTAAACTCTACGGTGTTACCGTATCGATTTTCCTTGTACGTCTTACAAGTCAACACTGGCATAGCTTCACCGTTCTTGCGGTTAGACTTAATGACATGTTGGTTAACGTGAATGATACGCTTCATTTTACTACCTCGTATTCATCGTTAGTTAATAATAATTCGATTCGTAAATCGTCGTTGGCTTCCACAAATATCAAACCTTTTTCTTTATAGTCGGGTTGATTCGTGGCGATACAAGCCTCGTAGATTTTGTTTTTGTTGAGGCGTCCATAACCTAAAACGCTATAATTTTCGTTAGGTCTTACCTTCATTACTTACACTCCTACACTTTTACTTGACCAGTACTTAGAAACTACTTCGTTATACTTTGTAGCATCTTTAACAAGCATGACGTTATCTTTCCACCAACAAAACTTACCAAAGTTTATAGACCGTTGCATGGAGTACACAAGTATATCGTCTAGTACTTGTTGCTCAAGATCAGATATCAACATAATCAATTCTCCTTCTTAAATATTGATCTGATCCAACTCTTGAAAAGAGTCTTGTCGATTTGCCATTGGGCATAGCGGATTGCATGTACCAATTCCTTCGCACTATAACCGTAATGATATACGACAATATCAATTTCGGAAGAGCTATCAGCAGGATTCCAGATAGCAATCTCGCGTGTCTTACCAGCTATATCAAAGCCAGTATGGTCAGCGATGCTTATAGTCCAGCCTCTATGAGAAACAATTACGTTGTTCATGTTGGCAGACGATTTGAAAGTAGTCATAATCAATTCTCCCTTTACTTTCCTACCCGATATAGATGTCCACCATCATATCTCCGCAATCGAATGTCTAACTTTTCCGCTAAGTCTATAATGCGGTTATATTCACTAAGTGTTACGTCATGGCGGCCCGACCACCGAAGACCTGCTAACCAGTAATCTACCTGATACACATGAGCAAGCTTTATTACTTGCATTGCGTATTTCCGAAGCGTAGATTGATCAACCATAATCAATCCTCCTCAAGTGATCGAGTTCTACCATGTACCCAACGATATCCAAACACGGTATCTTGGCATCGTTGACACATACCAGAGATAGCATACTCACGCTTTGATACCTCATCTTTGAAGGTATCAGCAGGACCATCACATTTTACGCAAGTGCTGCTTGCGACAGTAGCGACACGATCACGACCAGTGATACTGGTCAGCAATGATTCAATGCCGGGATTTTTATAGGTTGCTTCCATAATCAATCCTCCTTCTCCGCTACATTGTAGTTGCGGATACCTCTGTTCCAGCGTTCGACCATTGCTGCCAAACGAGCTTGAACGTCCACGTAAAACTCTTCAGGGTCGTAGTCACATTTTCCCATCGGAGATGTATGGAGCGCACGAACAATCTTAAATGCTTCGTACATCTGGGTTTCTAACAAAGACAAGGCATCATCCATTTCGATTTGTGCCGCACGAACAGTACTATTACGCTTAGTCATAATCAATTCTCCTTACCTACTGCTTGTTCTATCAAGTGTAAGATTAACTTAACCTTACGTTGCTCCATAACCTGTTTGGATTGCTTTGACCTATCAGCATCATGCGCGTTCCTTAACGCATAACCAATTACTTCGCGGTTATCATTGAGAAAACCGCATTGTTTGCGAGGGTTAGTACCTGTTAAGAGCATGCCTAAATATTGCATAAGACTATCCTCCTTTTATGAACTAGATTCTTCGATAACTTTAAGTACTGCTTTAATTCTTTTTAATGCTGTGGATGGAGCATCAATCTCAATTGCGTCAACAGCATCTGTTAGCAGCGGTGCAATACGTCTATTCAAAAGAACTTTGTGTTTGGTTTCGATCTCCCAAATACGATATCCCCAATATTGCCGTTCACTTTCTTTAGTGTCAATCATTTGTTTAACTCCCTTCTTAAAAGTAAGCCCAACGTTGACACGTTAGCTTGGGTTGCTTGGGTTCAAAACGTATACGCGCCGGTGCATACGTAGCGTCACCTGTTATGCTACGCCAATCAAACTGACGATAGTACCTCATAGCCTCGACCCTACTTACCTTGGGTAAGTGGTGCTTAGACTTGATCGTCGCGGCGTCATGCGTACCGTCATCGTTACGAGTAATCGTACCGACCCTGATATCATTCCATGTCACAATGATGTGACCGTCGCGTTGATGATAGCGTATTCTTGCCATGATATACTCCTCTACTTACCTCAGGTAAGTGTAGAAAAACCTGGAAATTTTGACACGCCAAAGGGCTAGGCAATCAATGCGACTGCCTAGCACTTGGTCGGTGTTGGTGGTTTAGGTTAGACGTTCAAGGTCTTTTCCATGTATTCCAGCAATTCAACACGGTCTTCATTGTTGCCCGATTTGAATTTCTCCTTCAATGCCTTGATCACTGCATTGATCCGTTCCTGTTCCTCCGTAGGTACCGCCTTGATAGCATCCTTCAAATCGGACCATGAAGCTAATTCGTCAAACGCTTGGCGTCCCAATTCTTTATAGGCTTTCACCGATTGAGATTTATACGTTTGAATTTTGGCTGGTGCTTTATCACCCTCCACCTTAATCATCTTATTCAGTTCAGCATCATAGACCATGTAAGACCATTGTTTTCCCTCATAAACCATATTCCAGAACTCATGGATGGTTGAGAAAGTATAGTCAGCGTTCGGGTCGGTTTGCATTGCCTCCAGCAATTTATCCATTTTGTTGCTGACGTCAGCCTTGTTCATCTCAATTACTTTATCAGCGTCTAGCAAGTCTTGAATGATGTTTAATGCGTTCATGGTCTTAGTCTCCTTTTTTGACTTACCTTGGGTAAGTGGTTAATGTTGCGGTGCAATATTTTTTTGTGCGGTGCAACATGGATTTTCGGGGCTCTTCCCCATCCCTTTTAGAGCATATTTCGGGGGAAGATACCATTGATACTTTTGCATGGCTGATATGCAGAAACTGCATAGGTAATTGGCACGGGTTATGCATATGCAATATGTGTGCCAGTTTATGGAATCGGTAGGATTGCAAATGATAATCATTATCAATAACTTGGCATGGTAATTGCATGGCCGGATAATGACAATGATAATCATTCGCATCTAGATAGTTAATGCAAATGCGAATCATTCGCAACTGCACCGGCATTGCAATTGATAATCATTCGCAATTGGGTTGTTGCAATCGAGAATCATTCGCAACTAGACCGGCATTGCAATTGATAATCATTCTCAATGCCCGGCAATTCCATATTTCTAGAACAATGGAAATGTCCTTGGTTGTTTCTATATTTCCAGAACTATGGAAATGGGGTAGAGCAGGGGTGTGGGCAGCCTGGTTCTATTCTTCTCACACCATCAAATTATCTCACAGAAATTCCACGCAGCCTTTATAGTTGACATAGAATAATATAAATGTTATAATAGTACTATACAGATTAAGCAAATAACAATAAGTATATACTTCTGTTAATCTTTTAACTATAATTCCTTATCAATGTTAATCTTTGAAGTAACTACTTAGTGCGGCTAATGTAGGTATTTTCAATGCTCTACATAGATAGCTATTGACTTTAAATTTTAAATATGTTATAATATACATACAATTACAATTAAAAGTTAGGAGTAGAATAATGCTAAAGAGTCTTATAGTCTCATTAGTAGTAATTCTTTTATCCGTATTTTCTACGCACGATGCGTATGGAAAAGAAAAAGGAAAAGCTTTTATACGATTTATTTGTTTTGAAAAGTCAGCTATTGATAGTTTAGTAGAAGCAGATAAAGTTAGTAGATACAAAGCGTTACTAACTTTTAAAACATTAGCACAATTAAATGCATGTATTGTTGATACTACTGGACGCATTGTAACAATTGAAAGAAAAATAGAAGAATATATGGATTCAGAGGACAAAAAGACTGTTGTTATTATAATTAAAAATAACCAAGGTAAAGAGTTTTATACTATTATTCAAGAACCTGATCGAGTACCAAATAAGGAACTTCAAGTATGACTTTACGTTACCCTGAACATAAAGACCTTCTTAAAGATTCCCGTAAACGATATAGAACTTTATCTCTGTTCAGAGAGTTCTACTTAAGCGAAGTTGAACCACTATGGTCTTTGCAAGATGAAGACCCACAAAATACACTACCTTCCCTTAAAAAACTATATATGGACATAGGCGATCCAACAGAGTATGAGTTCGCTTTACAAGCTTTTGGTTCTTGGAAGCATTGGATTAAGATTAAAAACTCTAAAGCTATTAAAGCTTTTATTGAAGATTGGCCTATGGAACTAGAAGTAAAGCTACGCTCTGAAGGTATCAAAGGCGTTATCAGAGAAGCTGAATCAGGTAAAGCTAAGTTCAATGCAGCTAAGTTCCTAGCTAATGCAGATTGGAAAAGCACTACATCTAAACGTGGTAGACCTTCTAAAGAAGAAGTTGAACGTGAGCGTAAGATAGCCGCCAAGCTTGACTCTGAGTTTTCACAGGATGCAGAGCGTATAGGGCTACAAGTTATCCAGGGAGACAGAGAGTAATGATTAAGATTAGTAAAGCTGCTCAAGTAAGTTCTAGTAAACATAAAGCTGCTCGACAAAAAGGAGCTATTAAAGCTTTACGTAAAAAAACTTTAACAGCTTCTAAACTTATTAAAGATAAAAAAACACCAGACCTAAACAAAAAGAAAAAGAAAAAATGAGTTTAACGGAAGAAGATATTAAAGCTGCTGCTGAAGCTGACTTAGTTACCTTCATCAAGCTTATAGCTCCACAGACCGTATTAGGTGCTGTACATACTGAGCTATGCCGGTGGTGGACTAGGCAAGAAGCAAAACAGTTTCAATTAACTCTTCTTCCCCGGGATCACCAGAAGTCTCGTATGATTGCTTATCGTGTTGCTTGGTATCTTACAAAGCACCCTGACCATAGAGTTCTTTATATTTCTTCAACGTCTAACTTAGCTGAGAAACAACTTAAGTTCATTAAAGATATCTTTACTTCTAAGATACATCGTCGTTACTGGCCTGATCACGTACATCAGGAGGAAGGTAAACGTGAGAAATGGACAAACTCTGAAATCTCTTTGGACCACCCACTCAGGAAAACTGAAGGAGTACGCGACCCTTCTATATTCACTGCTGGTCTTACAACTTCTATTACCGGCCTTCATTGTGATGTGGCTGTCATGGACGATGTGGTGGTATACGAGAACGCATATACTCAAGAAGGGCGCAACAAAGTTAAATCCCAATATTCCCTGCTAAGTTCTATTGAAGGTGCAGATGCACACGAATGGGTTGTAGGTACACGGTATCATGCTAAAGATTTGTATAATGATTTAACAGAAATGCAAGAAGAAATATACGATGAAAATGGTAACGCTATTGACTATGAACCTATCTATGAAAAGTTTGAACGCCAGGTAGAAGACCGGGGTGATGGTGTTGGTGAGTTCTGTTGGCCTCGTCAACAACGTAGCGATGGTAAATGGTTTGGTTTTGATCGTAAGATACTTGCACAAAAACGCGGCAAGTATTTAGATAAGACACAGTTCTTTGCCCAGTACTACAACAATCCTAACAATCCAGATGGTCTTGGTATATCTTCTGATAAGTTTCAATATTACGATAAGTCGTATCTTACTCGTAGTAATGGTGTATGGTACTTTAAAGGTCATAGGTTAAATGTTTACGCTGCTATTGACTTTGCTTTTTCTTTGACTAAAAAAGCTGACAGTAGTGCATTAGTTGTTATTGGAGTTGATGCACATGGGAACTACTATGTCTTGGATATCGAACGTTTTAAGACAGATCGTATTAGAGACTACTACGATACGATTCTTCGACAGCATGTTAAGTGGGACTTCAGAAAAATACGAGCCGAAGTTACCGCTGCACAAAAAGCCATTGTACAAGAATTAAAAAATGCGTATATACGTCCTAATGGTTTAGCTTTATCTATTGATGAGCATAACCCTACAAGACACTCTGGGTCTAAAGAGGAGCGTATACGTTCAATACTTGAACCACGTTATGACAACCTAAGTATTTGGCATTACCAAGGAGGCAACTGTCAAATACTAGAAGATGAACTGACGCAAGAGTATCCACCTCACGATGACGTTAAGGATGCTCTCGCTTGTGTTATTGAAATAGCTGTTACACCTACACGGGCAGGATTACAATCACACGAAACTAGAAACAATATTATTTATAATACTAGGTTTGGAGGGGTATCAGCACGTTATGGTTAAGCGTACATACACAACAGAAGAAGCAGGAACATCAAGTACAAATAGATTTGTACAACGTAATTATATTCCAACTAAAGTTGTAACGGGTGCAACTACTACTCCTGCAAAAGTACAACCTAATCTTACAGGTAAAAGTAGACTTCCTGTACCAGCACCAGACGGAGATAGTCAAGCTGACACTATGCCTGATCCATTTGATGTTACTACTTTATCTGATAAAGAGTTAACTAATGTGGCTAAATCTGGGTTTACTGGAGGGTTTTTTGGACCCGGAGCAATAATGACAGGAATAGCTAGTGCTGCTATTCCCGGTGCAGCTTTGCTTGCTGCAGCTGGACGTGGAGCTAATATGTATAACGCTAGACAAGAAATTAAAGCTAGATTAACAACTCCCGGTCTTAGAGAAGATGAAACGTATGCAATTGATCCTCCTGATCCCGGACCATTAAATTATGACCGTAACCCAAATATTACAGAAGCTCAAAATTTACGTGATGCAAAAAATAGACAACAATTAGAAACTTTAAATCAAGGTCCAAGTGGGGATTATGACGATAGTGTAGCTAGTACTACTATGGGAGATACTCCCGGTTCAGAATCAGGGACATACTAAATCATGGCTGGTCGTACACAAGACTTCTCAGAGTTTATAGGCACACCTGATGCTTTAGCAAACGCTATTGCTAATAGGTTTCTTGACTACGAAAAGTATCGACGTAGTTGGGTAGAGGAAAAGAAAGAGCTACGTAATTATCTGTTTGCTACAGATACGACACGTACTACTAACGCTACTCTGCCTTGGAAAAACTCTACAACAACACCCAAGCTCACACAGCTACGGGATAACCTTCACGCTAACTATATGGCTGCATTGTTTCCTAATGATGAGTGGTTGTTGTGGGAAGGTGATGATGAAGATGCTGAAGCAGAGGAAAAACGTAAAGTTATTTCTTCGTATATAATGAATAAACTACGCACTAGTAATTTTGTTAATACTGTTAGTGCTATGGTTTATGATTATATAGATTACGGTAATGTTTTTGCAACGTCAGAGTATGTGAATGAAACACAAATTGATGAGGATACTGGGGAAGTTATGCCCGGTTATGTTGGGCCTAAAGCTATTCGTATTAGTCCTTACGATATTCTTATTAACCCTACTGCTCAAAGTATCGAGTACTCTCCTAAACTTATACGAACTATCAAATCTCTAGGAGAACTTGCAGCCGATATACAAGATCATCCTGAAGCTGGATACCTAAATAAAGTTTTTGATGAGATTGTTAATACTCGTAGAAACTTTCAAGGTATGTCTGCAACTGATTTTCATAAATCAGAAGGGTATGAGATTGATGGATTTAGTAACATTGTAGATTACTACAATTCAGGATATGTAGAAATACTGGAACTTCATGGTGACATTTACGATATTCAAACAGAAGAACTTCTCAAAAATAGAATCATTACTATCGTTGATAGGCAACGAGTCATTCGTAATGTTCGTAATCCTAGTTGGAGGGGTAACAGTATTCGCCATGCTGGATGGCGTTTACGACCTGATAACCTTTATGCAATGGGGCCACTAGATAATCTAGTAGGTATGCAATATCGAATTGATCACCTTGAAAACCTTAAGGCTGATGTTTTTGACTTGATTGCACATCCAGTAATGAAAGTAAAAGGTTTTGTAGAAGACTTTAACTATGGTCCTGGTGAAAAAGTATTTGTAGGTGAAGACGGTGATGTTGATATGATCCGTCCAGATACCACAGCCCTTAATGCTGATATGCAAATACAAGTACTAGAAAACAAAATGGAAGAGATGGCTGGCGCACCTCGTCAAGCTATGGGCATACGTACACCTGGTGAGAAAACTGCATTTGAAGTACAAACATTAGACAATGCAGCTTCTCGTGTCTTCCAAAACAAAGTAGCTTATTTTGAACGTAACTTTCTCGAGCCACTACTAAACGATATGTTAGAGTTGGCTCGACGTAACATGGAGATTAGTGATGTTGTTAGAGTTGTCGATGATGAGTTTGGTGCGGCTTTATTTGAAACTATTACTCCTGAAGACCTTGCTGCTCGTGGAAAAATACGACCAGTGGGTGCCAGGCATTTTGCAGCGAAAGCTAACCAATTCCAAAACCTCCTTAATCTCCTCAATAGTGCCGTCGGCCAAGACCCTGCTGTCAACGTGCATATCTCTGGAATCAAACTAGCAACGGTTGTAGAAGAACTATTAAACATTGAAAAGTTTAATCTTGTTCAACCTAATATACGTATAGCAGAACAATTAGATACGCAACGTATGATGAACGCTGGTCAACAAACTTTAAATCAAGAAGAAGCTATTTCTGAAGAAGGTATAGAAGCAGAAGAAAATACTGAAGAAATGGCAATGCAACAACAAATAAGTTGACTTTAAAGTATTAATATGCTATAATAGTAGTACAGATTAAATGAAAGGAATCTGGTAAGGATGAATGTTAAGTGGACTTCACATATCAAAGATGCACAACAAAGAAAAGATTTTGAAGCCTACGTTAAAAATTCATCGAGTGTACTAGAGCGTTTAACAGATATAATTAATATTAAAGTTGACGCTTTAGATTGCCCTGCTTTTGATCCAGACTATGAAGATGCTGCATGGGCGTATAAGCAAGCTGATCGTAATGGACAACTACGAGCTTACTTAGAAATATTAAAGTTGACCGACTTAACCACAGAGAAAGGCTAGACAATGGCTGATGTATTTGAATCGACTAAAGAAACAGAAGTAAAATCTGAAGAAGGCTATCTAAGTAAAATTGTAGGTGAAGGTAATAAATATGCTAATGTAGAAGAACTTGCAAAAGGCGCAATACATGGCAATGAGTACATTCAAAAACTAGAAACAGAAATGGCTGAACTACGCGACGAACTTGACAAAAGAGTAACCGCAGAAGAAATGGTTCAGCAAGTGAAAAGAGAGACAGCGGAACAACAAGCTTTAGCTCAAAGAGCTTTGGAGAACACCACTCCTCAGTTAGATGACGAAAAGCTTTCTCAGCTTATCTCTAACACCATTGAACAGAAGAACACACAACAAGTTGCTCAACAAAATATTCAACAAGTTGATCAACGAATGAAAGAAATATATGGGGCTGACAAAGCCGCTGAAGTTGTGCAACAGAAAGCTAATGCTATGGGAGTCTCTGTAGATAAATTAGCCGACATTGCAGCTTCTTCACCAGAAATGTTCTTTAACGCAATTGGTGTATCTCAGGGAACAGTAAGTCAACCCACTCCTGTTCCTACAGTTGGTACGACAAATACCGAAGCTGTGCAAACGATGAATAGTGGACAACAGGTTGAAGAAGGGACTTGGGAATACTTTGAACAACTTCGTAAGTCTAATCCCAAAGAATATTTTAAACCGGCTGTTCAACAAAGACTATTCAAAATGCGAGAAGAGAAAGGCCAAGATGGCTTTTATAAACGTTAATCTAGCTATAAGAGGAAAACAAAATGGCTATGGAAACTGGTAACTCAGGGCATCTAATTCGCTCTGAAGTATGGTCTAGCCAGTTGAAGGAAGTCCTTGAGGATGAACTTCAGGCTACGACCTACGTTAACTGGATGAACGATTTTCCAGATGGAGACACGTTCACCATTCCGTCGATTGGACAAGCAGTTACGGATGATTATTCTGAAAATTCTGCTGTTCAGTACCGCGCTCTCGATACTGGTGAGTTCCAGTTCTCGATTGATCAGTACAAATCTTCGGGTCACTACATTACGAACAAAGCAAAACAGGATGGTTTTTACATGAACCAACTGATTTCTTCGTTTGTACCGAAACAAGCTCGTGCAATTCTTGAAGCGGTTGAAGTCAAAATTATGGGTCTTCAATCGGAGCAAACTGCTTCAAACCTAAACAACATCAATGGCGCACCGCACCGTTTTGTTGCTTCGGGTACGAATGAAGTTTTCACGATTGCTGACTTTGCTAAAGCTCGGTACAGCTTGAAGAAAGCTAACGTCCCTGATACGGACTTGGTTGCTATTGTTGATCCTTCGGTTGAGTACACGATTAACACTCTATCGAATCTTACCAACGTAAGTAATAACCCACGTTGGGAAGGTATTGTCAGCGATGGTATTGCTACTGGTATGAAGTTCGTAAAGAACGTTTATGGTTTTGATGTTTACACCAGCAACTATCTGGCTGATGCAAACGAAACTGTAGACTCAGTTACGACTGCTGCTGGTAAAGCAAACATGTTCTTCTCTGCTGCATCAGATGTTCTGCCCTTTGTTGGGGCTTGGCGTCAGATGCCACAGGTTGATTCGGAGTACAATAAAGACTTCCAACGTGAAGAGTATGTTACCACGGCTCGTTACGGTGTCAAGCTCTACCGTCCTGAAAACCTCGTCTGTATCCTTAGTGATACTGACCAAGTTTAAGGGAGGAACTTGATATGTCTGCTAACGAATTTTGGACTAACTCCGATGGACTGAACGTTCGTTTCGGTCTTGAAAAAGCAACTGCTCATGCTGAAGGAAGACTCAGCACGATGGGTGATACGCACCAACATATTACAAGCATTGTAGGAACCAGCCTTGGTTCTTCCGCTGCGTTGGTTAGTACCCACCCAGTTGCTGGTATTCCTGATGGAGTACACATTGTTAGTGCTACCCTTTACGTTACGGAAGCCTTTACTTCAGGTGGCTCTGCTACTCTGACGATGGGTTTGTTTAACGATGATGGTGATGGTACGTTCTCTGTCAACGATGCTGATGGAATTGATGCAACGATTGCTATTACGGCAATTGATGCTATCGGGGATCATGTAGCGTGTGACGGAGCATTGGTTGGTTCTGGTGCTGCTGCTCTAGCAGGAACTGGTGACCGTCCATTGTTTGTGTGTGCTAACTATGCCACGGCTGCCTTTACTGCTGGTAAAGCTGACTTGGTAATTGAGTACCGTTAATCGTATAAGATTGGGGGGAGCTTCGCGCTCTCCCCAGTTTTACTTTTGTTAATCTTGAGGGTATCTTATGACAGTTAACCATAAAGATTTAACAGGAGCCGCTCTCCATGAACCTAAAGGAGTCGCAAGTGCTTCTGCTCACAACGTCTATGTAGCTAATGGCTCTGGCTCTGGTACATGGGAAAAAGTAGATAAAGACGCAATTAATACTTCCAGTGTTAAAAATCTCAATAAAATTTATTTAACGTATACAATCCCTGATATTTCTACAGGTGGTTCTCATTTTGTTGTTACACCTATTGCTGGTGATATCAATAAAATCTATTCAACAATTAATAACGCAATTACTTCTGCAAACTGTAATTTAACTTTTGAGATAGGAGGAACAGCAGTTACGAATGGAGCAATCACTATTGCTCATTCTGGTTCTGCTGCTGGTACAGTTGATAGCTCTACTCCTAGTGGACAAAAGACTTTAACCGCAGGGCAAGCTATAGAAATTATTACTGATGGTGCAAGTTCAACAACTTGTAGAGCAACTATAACTTTTGAGTTGGATGTAAGCTAATGGCAAAACTTACCCTTACTGATCTTACACAACTAAGTAGTAATGAAACTAGTGCTGTTAATGCTATTAATGCTAACGGTGCATTAATAGAAGCTGCACTAGAAAATACTTTAAGTAGAGATGGTACAACTCCAAACAGCATGTCTGCTGATTTGGATATGAATAGTAATGATCTTCTTAATGTAAGTAATATTACTTTAGCTAGTGGTTCAGCTTTATTTGATGGAGCTATAGAATACAAGTATGATACTGGTACATCTATGGCTGATCCTGGTACTGGAGAAATTAGATTTAATCATGCTACCATTGCAAGTGCAACTAATATAGCTGTTTCTAACGCTACTAATGCTTCTGGTAATCCTGATATATCCCCGTTTATTGTAACATGGGATGATAGTACTAATACAATTAAAGCTACGTTAACTATCCGTGAAACAGGTTATCCTCAAAACTTTGCTGTATTTAATATTACTGGAACAATTACAGACAATACTTCTTGGTTACAAATTCCTGTAACTCATGTTGCTTCAGGAGGATCATGGTCTAGTGCAGACGTACTACGTGTATCTTTTTCTAGATCAGGAAACGTAGGTGCAACTGGCTCTACAGGAGCTACAGGGGCAACTGGTGCTACGGGCGCAACAGGTGCAACAGGTGCAACAGGCCCAGTTGGACCCGTTGGTATAGGACTAGCTCTGGCATTAGGAGGTTAATATGGCAGACACATTAAAAGGTGTTAATCACGATCTAACTACCAGTTTATCAGACAGTGCTTTAACTGCTGGTGGTTCAGAAATTATTACGATTATCGGTCTACAAGTAGCAAATGTTCACGCTACTGACGCAGCTACATTAGATGTTTATATTGATAGAGCAAGCGGTGATGACGGGTATGTAGTCAAAGGAATTTCAATACCAGTAAATGATACGCTTAGTGTCATACAAGGAAAAATTGTACTAGGTGCTGGTGATGCAATTCAAATGAAAGCAGATGCTACAAGTAAACTAGAAGCTACTGTAAGCTACTTATCACAAACATAACGGAGTAGGTAATGTCAGCGTTTCTAACAGGCAATATAACAAACGTAAAAGCATCGCAAATAATTGACGGCGCTATAACGACGGCAAAGATTGCAGCTTCAGCCGTGACGGAAGAAAAAACGTCAGGTTTGCCAGTGGATAAAGACATTCGCGCACTTGCTTTAGAAGTTGCAGACCTTCGCGGCATTGCATTAAATTTTCCAAATGGAGCCGCTGACCCATTCGACTCAGACACTTTAGCAACGAAAACAAACGCAACGTATTCAACGAGTGATGACTATTATCACAATCCCGGCACAGGATATACGGATAGCTTTATTACGCCTAGTCTGACGTACACTGCTGGATCAGGTGCTGTTACCAATCTTGCAAATTTAGCCGATGGCAACACCGGAACTGAAGCTGGTTTGACCGTACCACTTCCAGCCGGGTCTGTTTTTTTCACGGTTGATGTTGGCA